GTCATCGACCGTCCCGCCCGCGTCTCGCAGAGCAGATTCGTAATTTCGGATTGCGTCCGAGGTGCCGAGCAGCGACTGAAGTGCTCCGACGGATTTGTCAGAGAATCCGAGAGCCAGCAACGAGGCCTTGGCCTGCTCGTCGTTCATTCCGCCGAGTCGTCTTTCAACATCGCTGATGATGTCGGCGAGATTCCGCATTTCGCCGGCCTGATCGTGGACGGCGATTCCAGCCGATTCGAAGGCCGACTTGTTCTGAATTGCCTTGGTCTGCAGGTCTCGCAGGACAATCGAAAACTTGTTCCCGGCTTCCGCTCCCTTGATGCCCTGATCGGCGAACGCGGCCAGCACGGCGAGAGTTTCTTCGACGTCTTTGCCGACTGACTTCGCGGCGGCTCCCGCGCCGCTGGTGAGTGATTCGCTGAACTGCTGCACTGACGCGTTCGCCAGCGTGTTGGCTTTAACCAGCGTGTCTGAAACTCGCACCTGATTGGCCAGATTCTGAGTGGAATCTTTGACCGTCATTCCGAGCGATGACTGCGCATCAGTCAGCAGGTCGACCGCGGTGGCGGTGTCGAAGTTTCCGGCGGTCGCGAACTTGAGCGCGTTCGGCATGGACGCAAGCTGCTTTTCGGCATCCATGCCGGCAGAGGCCAGAAAGAAGTAGGAATCAGCAATCTCGTCAGCGGTCGCTCTGATTGCGCCGTCCTGACTCAGAGCCAGAGCCTGCGATCGCATCTGCGCCATCTGGTCCGTCGTCAGTTTCTGGATAGCAAACGAGCTTTGCAGTTTGCGGCTGAAACTCGCCGACGCATCGCCTGCCGAATCGAACAGGCGGATTACCTCGCGAGCGATCAGCAGGCCGGCGAGACCTTTCTGCAGACTGCCGAGCACGGGATGCAGTCCGGCCAGCGACGAGCGCATGCTTTGCGACGAGCTGGAGATTCCGCCCAGGTCACGGCGTACGTTGCGGGCACCGCCAGAAAACTGGCTGTGACTCATGCGCATGTTGACGACGATATCGCCGATGGTTGCCATTGGTGACGTTCGCTGGTGAATGAATTGAGACGTCTCACCAGTGGGCTGGCCGTTGTCAGAAGCCGAATCCGGCCAGAATCGCGGAGTCTGCCTGTGCGGCGTCTTCCGTCGTCATCGGCGGTGACCAGCGGTCGTATCCCAGCGAGGCCAGCACGTCGTCGAGTGACGGCGCGTTGTCTGAACTGCACCACGCGAGCAGTTGAGCGGCGGCCAGTCTGGCGGCGGCGATCGGGCCGAACGGTTCGAGCAGATGAAACGCTCGCCACTCGTCGAACTGCTGAGGCGTCAGTTCGTCGAGCATCCGGTCGACGTCTATTCGTCCGACACTAATCGCAAGACGGAACGCGAGCCGTCTGCGTTCGTCTCGCCGGAGTTTCCCACCAGCCGCTCGATGTCGTCTTCGTCAAACCCGCAGTGCTTCTTGCACTGTCCGTACACGTGATTGGTGAGAGCCGAATCGGTGGCCATCATCTGCGGAATCTGAGACTCGTTGAAAATCGGCTGGCCGTCGTGATCGACGACAACGCGGATCATCAGTCGACACTTCGCGACAAGCAGTTTGTCGGCGTCGAGATTCGATTTTCTGTCGAGCAGTTCCCGCTCGTACGACGCTCGCTCGCCTTCGGTGATCGACTGCAACCGGGCTTTCGGCAGATGTGCCCACGCGGCTGGCCATTTCAACGGAGCGAAACGGCGACTCGATCCAGCGGCAAAAAACTGTTCGGCGAGAGTCATAAGGCGACCTGAAATCTGAGAGGGACAGACTGAGAGGGGCGAACGAAAACAACCGAGCCGCTGAGACGTTCCCAGCGACCCGGCGCTCTCAATTGTGTGCCGGTTTAGCGTTTGGCGTCTCGCTTGCGATCACGTTCGGTGACCTCGACGTCAGTGAGGTTCTGATCGGCTTTCGAATCCGGTAGAGCCTGACCTCGCGAAATTTTGACCGACGCTTCCTGAGCGGCGGACATCTGTGCGTCAGTGATTCCAGCGGTCGCCTGAGCTTCCTTGTCGACGGGCTCGGCGACGCCCATACCGATCAGCAGTGCGGCGTCGCGTTCGTCGTCGATGACGGTGCCCTTGGGAGCGACTTCATAGATTTCGCTCGCGATTCGTCTGGCCATTTCGTCGCGGGAGATTTCTCCCTTGCCGAACAGTTCAAACGTCTTGCGAGTGAACTCGCGTTTCGCGAGGCGACCGGCTTTGCCGCGATACTGTGGTTTTCGTCGAGTCAGTTCGCGTGTGGTTTTAACCTGCATGAGTGAGCATCCTTGCTCGATGTCTGAGAGAAACGGAAACAGCAGCTCAATCGGCTTACGCAGTCAGTGTCACGTCGCCGTCGACATTGCCTTTGATGGAAGTTTTGACGCCGTCATCCATGCTGACGGTTTCGCCGACTTCCACGCCGGAGCAATCGAAATCGAGCGTCGTTGCGTTGGAGAACGCAATTTGCCATGTGGACTCAGTCGGAGTCGGGTAGATCAACGCTTCGATCGCCGCCTGCACAGCCAGTGCTGGATCGAAAAAGAATTCCGCTTCAAACGGATCGTTCTCGACGTATCCGCTGAGGTCTTTTTCCTTGCCCAGAGACGTGTCGAGCGTGGTGCCATCGAAGTCGAGGCTCCGCCGTTTCGGAGGCGATACGCTGATCAACTGACTGACGGGAGTCAGCGTTGACGCGATGTCGAGATCGAGAACAGTGCCTTTGGATTTGATCTTCATCGAACGCAGCTCCGGAACTATGTGAGGGCTTCGGTTGAGTGTCGGAAACCGACTCGGCAGACAAACGAGCGGCGGTAGACCGTGCGTTCGGTGCCATCGGCTTTGTAGTTGGCTTGGTCGTCATCGGTGGCCAGCTGGCAAAGCTGTTCGATTTCGACGTCTCCTGAAGCAGTGGAGACCGTTGCTCCGAGTGCCAGGTCTCGACAGGCTCTGCGCACCAGGTCGTTGATCGTGATGCAGGGCGACGGCTCCAGACTGCGGGCGTGAAACGTGACGATCGAGAATTGAAGGTCTTCGCCGTTGCCGTCATGCGTGGGCTGGTGAGCGGTGGAGAGTTCGAAGGTGATGTCAGGCAGCTCGGCCGTCTGAGGGTCGGGAGCGTTCCACCAGATGCGTTGCTCGACGATCGCCGTGATTTGCGACTTGCTGGCCAGGTGAGCTTTCAGCGCGAGTTCGAGGCTCATTTCGCAGCCAGCTTCCTGAGTTCAAGGTCCAGCCGGGCAAAGGCCGTTGCTTTCATGGTGCCGGCCACGAGTTGCCAGCTGGCGGTGTAGGCGGTCTGAATCACTGGAATGGCCTTCAGTCGGCCACTGAATCGATTGCGGCCTGTGCGTCTGTCAGAGGTGCCCGCGGCGAACCAGTGAATGTTGGCTCCCGCGATACCAATTCCGCCCGCGTTGTTTCCTGATCGAGCGATCTCGCGTTTGTGGGTGTTGCCGACTCCGAAACCTGCCTTCGCTTCGTATTCCTGCGATCGGCGTTTCTTCCGCTTGAAGCGTTTGCCGATCAGCTTCTTGAGAGCCCGCTTCATTTCCTTGCTGAGATCGGGCGTGTTGTCGACCTGCTTGCGAATCGCTTTCGCCAGTTGCGTGAGTCCGGAGTTGACCGCCGAGCGTGTGACTGACCGTGCGACTTTGCTTTCGAGGTCTGCCAGATGCTGGTCGACTTCGGGAATGCCGGTCGTCAGTGCGGAAATTCCATCGCTCATGAAATCAGCTCAGACATCCAGCGACGGCGTCGTCGAGATCGCTGTCAGAATCGTCGTCGACGTCGGGCAGTTCGTCAGGATTCCAGCTCGCCAGATCCTGCATGTCGTTCATCGCCACAGACCATTGCATCAGGGCGACTTCCAGAGATTCCGACACCGTGATCGTGCGACCGGTCGAGAGTTCGACCGAAGTTCCGTTCGGATTGGTTTGCATGCTCACGACGTGCAGCGGGTTGATCGCCGCCGGCCGGCTGGGTTTTTCACCGCAGTAGCGTTGCAGAATCAGCGTCATTCAATGGACTCCCGAAGCTGCATCAGCTTCTCAAACTGATGAAAGACGACGATCGCTCGCAGTTTCTGAACGATGAGAGCCAGCTCGTGAACGGTGCGAAGTGTCGGCGTCATGCGGCACCCTTTACGCGGCGTCGAGTGTGATGGCGGAGCGGTTACCATCAGAGTCGACCGTTGCCGTGATACGGTTCTTCGAGTCGGCTCGGTCGCGGAACGTGACGGTTTCCGTGGCGAGTCCCGCCGCCTGAGTTCATGGCGACGCCGGAATCGTTGCTCCAAGGATTTCGACGGCGGTGATGATGCGCAGTCGATCGCCCGCGCCGGTTTCCTCATTGGCCGTGATGTGAAACAGCCGCGAGCCAAAGATGATCTGATCGTTGACGGTGACCGCAGCTGGTGTCGCTCCGTCGCGAACCTGCCATCGGACGGTAGACGCGGCCAGACCGGTGGCGGGTTCAGAAAGTGTCTGAGTCGACGATCGCAGCTGGTTGCCGCGCAGCGTCGCGAACGTTTCCCAATTGGCGGCGACTTCAGTGCGTACCGGTCCCAGCGGGTCGGTAGACGGTTCTTCGATCAGACGAATGACCTGCAAAGAGTCTCGGAATTGAGCGGCACGTTGACGGTTTCGCATGGGGTCACCTCAGTTGATGTGTTCCCACGCGGCGGAATTGTGATGCCGCGAGCCATAGGTCAGACGATCGATGGCCTTCTGGAGGATGTCGTCCGGGCCTTCGTACTCCTGTTCGATTTCGAGCCTGAGTGCGGCCATCAGTTTCGGCGGGATTTCGGCGACGGTGGCGTATCCGGCGACGAAGGTGATCGTCACGGCTTCGGGATGTTCCAGCGTCTCTGGCCAGCTCTGGTTGGTCGCGAGCGTGATGCGTGACGGATTACCGGAGACGACGTTGTAGAGCGAGCTGTCGACGGTCTGAGTGGCTCCGTCGGCGTCCAGATACGTAAACGTCG